GCTTATCTTGTTCTTTTATGTCAACTCCCATTTCTCCAAGAAGACCTCGCACTCCTGTTTCTCTTAAAATATCAATATAATGATCTGCTTCTCCTAAGGAGCATTCAAAATATTTTGCTACGTATTCTACTAATTCATCTTTTTTCTTTGGTGTTTGACTTTTAACATACTTAAGCCAAACTTTTTGTTTTGGGATCATTTCGCGGTAAATGGAATATATTTGTTTCTTATTTTGTGGATTTATCTTTTGGACATAATTTACAATATCTATGTAATTTATATCCATAGATAAATATCTATGAATCATATAACTGTTCCAAGAGTCCCATGACTCTTCCGTGAAGTCCCAAATAGATGCTTTAGTTTGAGTTATCTGGTTTAACCAGTCGAAGATTGTTTTCGGGCTGTGCATCGCGCAGTTCTTTTGGTAGGGTATCTTGGAGAATTTCGCCAGTTTTAGGGTCATAAAATACAGGAATAGGGACTAGGGCATCTTCAGAAGTACCTGTAATAAACTTAGATACTTTACGAATTACAAATCCTTGTTGCCATACTTTACCACCTGACAAAGTGAGAACTTCCTGAGTATTTTTCAGGTCAAAGTTCATGTTAATTTTATTTTCCATTTTCTTTTTTGTGATTTAACCATTCTAAATAAAACCCAATAGCTACAATGATATTCATACCAAATGAAGCTATTATTTCGTGTAAATCTTCATATACGTTAGTTGTTAGATGAACATGACCTACCATCCAAAAAGGTATGGACAGGTTACCTGCTATCCAAGTTAAAGTATATTTGATAAACTGTTTCACAATACTCTAGGTTTAGCTAATTCTATTAGTTTAGCTATAAGAGCCATTGCGTTAATTTCCTTATCAATTCTAAAATTAGCTTGATATGAATATTCGTTAATGTAAACTGCTACCATTCCTTCTTGCCCGCTAGCATATAAACCAGCATTTTCATAAAGGTAGCGATATAGTTCTTCAAAATCCTGAACATTAGCATCTAGGATGATTTGTCGGATATTAGACCAACTTGGTTTCTTTTGAACAAGTTCTCTAAGTACTTGATCCATATACCTAGAAGAAACAAGTACTGATTTATCAATTACAAGTTTATTATCTTGAGTAGATAGTTGAATAGTATTAAGACATTTACGTAGATCAGGATAAAACTGATTAGTAATATCTTTAATATCTTCTAATTGGTACTGAATTTCCTCCTTATCTAAGATATAAGCAAGATGCTGTGCAACTGTTGATTTTGAAGGAGGTACAATTTTAAGTACTTGACAACGTGATTGAAGTGGATCAATAATACGCTCTACGTAGTTACAAGTTAAAATAAAACGAGTATTACGAGAAAATGTTTCAATTACATTTCGGAGCGATGCTTGGGCTTGGATGGTGAGAAAGTCAGCTTCGTCAAGGATAATGACTTTGAGCGGTTTGAACGATGCTGCACTTGCAAAGCCAGAAACTTTTTCTCTAATAGTATCAATACCACGCTCATCGGAAGCATTAATATAAGTGTAGTCACAATTAAGACTATTGACAATAAGTTTTGCAAGAGTCGTTTTACCAGTCCCAGCAGGCCCGTAGAAGATGAGGTTCTGGATATCATTTTGAGAGAGATATTGTTGGATAGATCTCTTGATATTTTCATTCCCGACATATTCATCTAGGGTTTTTGAACGATATTTTTCTACAAGTAAAGTATGTTCTTTAGTGGTCACCATACAAATTGTATTTCTTAGGTTCTGGTTTAGGGATTTCTATTTCTTCTGTAGTAACAATATACAACTTACTATTCATAGGCTCAAGTCTAAACGCTAAAGGTTTAATTGTTGCTTGAACATAATATGCATTTAGAGTTTCAGTAAGTGAATCGTATACCTTACTATCGATAAGAAGTTTCCACCTGTCACCAGGTGGAATCCTCTCAGCGATTAGAATGTTTTTTTCTACTTGTTGGGTACCCATTAGAACATCCCTTCCATTCCAGCCATAGGATTAGATTCTTTCTTATCCTCAGGGCTGTCAACTACAACACACTCGGTAAGCAATACTGTTCCTGCTACTGAGGCTGCGTTTTCAAGTGCAGTTCGAGTTACTTTAGATGGGTCGATAATACCCGCTACTTTCATATTAACTACTACTCCACTTTTAAGGTCATAACCTAACCAATTGTTAATTGGGTCTAGATTAAGTCCAATCATTTGGGCTTCAGTAGAACTAAAACCAGCGTTTACAAGAATTTGTTCAAATGGTTTACCACAAGCTTTCCAAACAATCTCAGCTCCAATATTTGAGCGGTCAATTGCTTCACGAGCGTAAATTAAAGCGGTACCACCACCTGGTACAATACCTTCTTCGATAGCTGCTTTAGTTGCTTGGAGTGCATCATCAACACGGTCTTTCTTTTCTTTCATTTCAGTTTCCGTGTTTCCACCAACGTGGATTATCGCCACTCCTCCGACGAATTTCGCGAGCCTTTCTTGGAGTCTTTCAACTTCGAACGGCGTTGTTGCTTGTTCGATTTGTTGTTGAAGTGCTTCAATACGTGCTTCAATTCGTTCTGATTTTCCTTTTCCATCTACAATTGTAGTTGATTCTTTAGTTACAGTTATAGTACGAGCTTCGCCAAACCAGTCCCAACTAAATTTGTCAAGCTTCATTCCTTTTTCTTTAGAAAAAACTTCACCACCTGTAAGAGCAGCAATGTCTTCAAGAATCAGTTTACGACGATCACCAAAATCAGGGGCTTTTACCGCGCAAACTGCTAGTGTACCTCGCATCTTATTTACAATAAGAGTAGCGAGTGCTTCATTATCAATGTCTTCAGCAATGATAAGAAGAGATCGACCTGTACTAGATACACCCTCCAATACAGGAAGAAGTTCTTTTACAGTTGTGAAACGTTGATCAGCAATCAAGATATAAGGTTTATCAAGTACAGCTGACATTGTTCCATTATTTGTTACGAAATATGGAGATTTGTAACCTCGGTTAAATTGAATACCTTCTACAGTTTCAAGGTAAGTATCACCTGATTTAGATTCTTCAATAGTAACTGCACCTTCACGACCTACTTTTTTCATAGCGGTTGCTACTAGTTTACCTACTTCAGGATCATTATTGGCTGAGATTGTAGCAATTTGTTCGAGTTGATCTTCTGAAGAGATATTTTCAGAGTTTTCGCGAAGGGTAGATACTACTTGTTGAACTGCTTTATCAATGCTACGTTTGATTTCTACAGCATTAGCACCATTATTAAGATGAGAAAGACCAGCTTTTACCATTTCACGAGCCAACAAAGTAGAAGTTGTAGTGCCATCTCCAGCTCCGTCAGCTGTTTTAATAGCAGCTTGTTTAACCATTGAGGCTCCTACCTCTTCTATATTGTCGCTCAATGAAATAGATTTTGCAACAGTAACACCATCTTTAGTGCTTTGAGGATAACCGTTGTTGTTAGCAATAACAACATTTCGTCCGTTAGGACCTAGCGTTGCAACTACTGCATCCGCTAACTTATCAATACCTGCAACAAGTTGCTTACGTGCTTCAGGACCAAATTCAATAACTTTACTCATATTATTCTGTGATTTTTGCTAGGACCTGATTTTCAGGACCAATAAAATATTCATTACTATCAAACTCAAACTTAGTAAATCCCATAGTAGGTAGAACTACAATATCTCCTTCTTTAAGGAGTGTAGGCATAAACTCTCCTGTTGCAGAATAGTGACCAGGACCAACTGCTACTACTTTACCAGTTTTATTTTTTTCGTTTCCTAGATCAGGTACAACAATATTTCCAAATCTTGTTTCTTCTAGTTCTTGTGGCTGTACAATTACAGCGTTGTAAATAGCTTCTAGTTTCATGCTTTTACAAGGTTTTTAAATTTTTCATAGATAGATTCATATTGATTTACAAATTCTTTTAGTGAATTGTAACTTTGTGACTTAGCTCCATCGCGAGCCATTGCCTCAAGACAACCGCTTAGAGTACCATAGTGACCAAGAGTCATTTGGTATTCTTTACCTGCTTCGGAATAAGTTGATTTTTGGGCAATGTAACAATAGTCGTCCAACTGAATGTAGTAGGGTTCCATTGCTGGGTCTTTGATAAAGCGTAAGTTAGATTTACTTGGTTTTGCCATAACTTTTATAATTATTTATAGGGTAAATATACGAAAGAAATTTTTAAAAACCAAACTTAAATATCTGCTTTTCTTACAATGTAATAAACACTTTCCCAATTTTCACCTTGGAATTGTAGTTTCATTAAACCTTGTGTATTAACATTAAATGTAGCAGATACCGCATCCTTATTATTATTTAGGATGGTTTTAATCATGGCTGAATTGAATGGGATTTTAGTTCCATAAGGTACCCCTGTTAAAGAAGCACCTGGGAATTGGTAATCGATTTTATTAGTGTGATTAGAATTATCACCAAATGTAAGCATCAAGCAATCATCACCATCTAAATTCCTATCAATGCGAACAATCATGTTATCACTTTCAAGTGCATTGTGTGCTTTAATAATAGCATTAATTTCTTCTTCACCTAAGAAACCAAATATTTCATAGTTTCTAGGATCAGTTACACTACCTAGATCTGAAATTAGTAGTAGATCTGTAAGTGAAAAATTAAGTACATAATTAGAATCAGAGATAATAAGTTTAGTATAAACCGCTTGTATTTTTTCTAATTCTAGTACAACATCTCCACTAGCAATACCTAGCAATTTGTTTAATTTAGAGGTATCATATACAGCAATTTCGCTGTTTTCTAGCGGAAAATTCGTGTGTTTAACGCATCCAATCATATCCTTGTTGGGCGATTGGAAGTCAATAGTTAGTTCGTTATTTGTGGTATTCCATTTAACGGATTCAACCATCCCATTTAAGAAATACTTATTAATAACGGATTGTAACTCTAATTTATTTATCATAACTAAAAATTAAAAAATAGATTTCGGTATGGGTTTAAATTTAAGTCCCATCCTAAATCACTATAAAACCCTTGTAACTTACTTTCCAAAATTGTTTCAAATGATTTATTTGTATCAGCATATTGTGCTAATAATGTACGAATTTTTTCTGGGATATCAAAGTCAAGAAATGCAAGTGCTTCAATTTTATAAGGATTATCTTTTAAATAAATCCATTTAACTTTATCACCTTGTACAATTTTAGAATGCTCTTTATCTAATTTCCAGAACATAAGTAAATCATTATACTTAATAGCAGCTTTTACAGGTGCAGGAGCGCCTTGAGCTATAATAGAAAACATTCCACCTGGTTTAGGGGGTGCAGCTACATACTTATCTAGAGTTTTTACAGAAGTAGGATTACCTAAAATAGTAATAGGAGTATCAGGTGATAAAACTTTAGCTCTAAATTCTTTAATTAAACTATCAATTTCTTTTTGTGGAGCTCCTTTTAAAGCACGCTGCA